ATTGTCAGCACCAGCAGCACCTTTATCCATTACGAAACGAAGTTCAGGACCATCTAAACCACTGTATGTGTTCTTAAGTGTAATAACTGGTTTATCTTCAGCAGAGCTAGCTACAGTGAAAGACGGTGTATCCATCGTAACAGCAGTTGATGCGTTTAAATCAATAGTAGGTGCAGTCATATCCAAAGTTGTTCCTGCATTGACTTCCATGTGTCCGGAGCCATCGGCACTGATGTTTTCTCCACCAGCGGCATCATAGAAAGATATTTTAGTGTTAGCACCAGCAAGCACCAATTCATCACCAGACTGATCCCACAATAAATATTTACCTGTTGTATCGCCAAACATTTTAACATCTTGGCCGGTGCCATCAACACCAACGGTAACAGCACCATCAATTTGAACTGCTCCGTCGATGTCAACAGCATCAAGGTTAGCGATTCCATCGACATCGATGTTACCAGAAAAATCACCAGAAGCAGCATCTATCTCACCAGTAATAGTGACGTTTCTAGCGCCTGAAATATCTGCATTGGCATCTAAAACCATTGCCTTAGAAGCAGCAGCAGTACCATTGGTAATGCCATCAAGCTTTTCTAAATCTGCTTCGCTCATATCAGCACTACCAATGATAAAAGAGCCAACTGCGGTTATAGAACCAGCAGTAGTCAAATTACCAGTAGAGGCTAATGTCATTTTAGCTGTTGCAGAAGCAGCAGCAGTTTCAGAATCAGCCGTTGTGAACACTAATTTTGTAGCATTAGCGTCTGCTGCGAAGGTTTCTTCTGCGATTGCATGAATACCAGCAGCAACTGTTGCTCCATCTGTACCATCAGAGTCACCAGCGGCGAATTCCATTGAAGCAATAACTTCATCTGCAATAACTGCGTCTTCTTCAGATTTCAATTGTAAAACAACAGGTAAATTATCCCCTGTTCCAGTATGTGTTATTGTAAGCCCGACATCAGCAACATGAGTCAGGGTAACATCTTTATTAGCACCAAAGTGAATCACAGCAGCATCAGATAAAAGAATTAAATCATCACCGATAACAGCATCGGCTGCAACACTCAATCCACCGTCTGTCTGCAAGGAGCCATCAGTAGTAGAAGTTGCGTTAGTAGTGTCGTCCGTTTTAAGAATACCACTAAAAGTACCAGTGCTTCCAGCAACAGTAGTAAAAGTAGCAGCACCAGCAGAAGCCGCACCGATAGTAACACCATCCATTGAACCACCGTTGATATCCACTGTGGTAAGTATTCCCATATCTGCGACAGTACGACCAACGTTTGTCCAGTTACCAGCCATCGATGCGATGGTAGCTGCGCCGGCATCAGTTAAACCGTAAGCACCAACTGTCAAATTACCAGTGTCGATATCCAAGGCAACTTGGCCAGAAGTACCAACAATTTTCAGTTGTTCTTCACTAGCATCCCACATCATGTAGTCGCCTGTGGTATCTGAGTGAAACGTAACATCCGCCCCAGCACCGTCCGAACCAACAGTTAAGGTGCCCTCGGATTCGACAGCGCCTTCTTGGGTTAAAGAACCGGATGCCGTGTAAGCACCCAGTTGAAATTTATAAGCCATATATATTTTCCTCCTTTGTAATATATGTTTATAGAGGTAGACAAACTACCCCAATATAGACTTGAGGGGTGTGACGCCCCTCGTTTATATATAGAGAGAGAAAACCAAATCTCCTAACTAGTAAATGAAAAACTTATTAGACCCATTGGTGTAGATATTCACCGCAGCATAGGGACTTTCCAATATTAAAGCCCCAACACCGTCAATAGTATCAGTAGAACTTGCACTAATTATAATATTGTGAGTGTGTGATGCCCCACCTTCGTCCTTTACAATGAATGATTGCCCATTTAAGCAAACTGACGCTGAAGGTAGCGTTAGTGTCACAGCAGAGTCCACAGTATCTGTTTGAACAGAGACAATAAAGTCTGTTTTCAGCATTTGATAATTGGCTGCAACCACATTTCTCTTGTATGCAATTCCACCACCGAATTTCATTTGGAACGCATTTAAACCGAAGACTCTGTTTGGAGCCATATCGATGCCATGATTCAAGAGGTGCATAAAGCCAACTCGCATACCCTTAGTTGCACTACCAGAGCCGAACTTCATGCTTCCGTCTTTAACGCTTAATGACTCTCCACCAAAATAAATCGTGCTGCTAGAAACATACAACGATCTCCATTGCTTAGTTGGAGAGCCCAAGTCGTATATATCACCAGTCCCAGGATACATATGTCCAGTCACAGACATAGCCTCACCACCACTTCCGCTTCCTGATACCTGTAAGGTGGAGCCACTGAATATAAGCCCAGCCGAGCCACTAATATCTCCTGAACCAGAATGAAATTGAATTGAATTGACTGGACCCTGGGCTGTTGCAGAGCCACCACCACCTGCACCAACGGATGATGTTAATACAACGTTGTTATTTGAGTCTAAAGCTAAATAGCTGCCGGTGCTAGCCGCAGTCCCGGCAACCACACCAGCTAGGTTCAATCCAGCAGATGCAGTCGTAGCTGGGATATTTAGCACATTGTTTGTGCCAAAAGTAAGACCAGCATTGGCATCTAAGGAATAATCAGCACCAGATTGATTATAAAACAAGATTCTTCTATTGCCTTGATTAGTGGTGCTGTTTGTGATTCCTAAAACTTTTTGTATTCCGGTTCCATCTCCAGTATAAGAACCACTAAAAGATCCAGTCGCTATTAAATCGGGGGCAGATATTGTTCCACTTAATGCATTGAATGCCATTCAAGACTGCCTCCCTTAGTAAATGAACCACTTGCTTATCCCATCAGCGTATAATGTTAAAGCAACTGAATCTCCTTCTATTATGTAATTAGTTTGATGATCAATCTTATCTGCACCTGATGCTGTTATTGCGATATGGGTATTTCCAGCTTGCGTTCTTGTCACCTGATATTCGTCTTTAATTGTGAGAATTCTCCCAGCGCCCTGAGTGCTGGCAGAAGGCAAAGTCAATGATACATACGCACTGGAGCTTATACCAATTATTGAATCGCAAGATGCCACAGCATAAGAAGCCGCTGTTACTTTATTGTAATACTGCCTAAAGGAACCAGATGCCATAATTAGACTACCAGTTAGTACATGGGTATCATCGCAATCATCACCAAACACAGTGCTACCGCTTAAGTTTATTTCTATCGTGTTTGTTTGGATAATATCAAATTGGTGCGCCTGAATTCCGCCGCTAATGATTAAGGAGCCCGTGAGGTAGACAGTTTTACTACCAGTGGCAAAAGTAAGGTTAGGACTACCAGTAAGAACCTGATTTACACCCGTATATTGGATGCTGCCTGTCGGACCTTGCCCTGTCACGGCACCAGAAAGATGTATCCACCCCATCATGCTCATTACATTTTACTCCGATTGTTATTCATTGGTATATCCTGCTAAAAAGTGCTAAAAGCTGCATACGGGTCGCCATTGCCAGCGAACGCAATTACGTCTGCGCCGGCTATTTCTACAACAATAGATTGATTGTCTCCGCAAACAACAGCGGATCGTGATCCATCAGCAGGATTTACGTGCATTAGCTCACTCCATCGCTGAGTAGCGTACAAATACGTATAAACATGTGTTACATTCTGACTTGAGCCCGAGCAATGAATAGTTACAAATCTTTGGTTTTCTGTTTTATACATCCCATTAGTAGGAGTTAAGTTTGATGCGGTATTTGCTATATCTTTACCGGTAAGAGTAGCAATGGTTGTTACAACAACCTCCACCCCGTCTGTTGCTGTTATATTTTTTGGTCTTCTTGTTCTTCCCCAACTGTTATAATTGTGTACTGCCATAATTAAATCTCCAATCTCTTATAAGTAGTCTATCTCTTCTGTTTTGCGAGTTCTTTCGCCCTTCTTCTGTCGGAGCGCTTATTTCTTCGTCTTCTTTTTTCTGATGGTTTCAAATAGCGCTGCTTTTCTCGATATTCGTCTATAATTCCAAGTTTCTTGACTTTTTTGCCAAATCTCTTTATTACTCTTTCGATGTTTTCGTTGCGTCTTGGGTAAACGACTAAGTTTGTTGCCATTATTTTTTCTCCATCATTCTTTTGAATATTGTATTAGACTTGGTGCTTACCAAGTTTGATATGTCCACGCCTGGATCATTAGAATCAACTCCCGACAATGGCCCTTGTCCAGAATTACCAGTAGGTGATGGAGCAGGAGTTGTACCTTCAAAGACGTTTACTCCGCCATATGCGTCTGATCCGATGGCACCGAGAAGCTTTTTCTTTCTTTCAAGTAAAGCCTGTTTGCTAGAGCTACCGGCCGCTGCCTTGGCATTAGCTATCCACCTTTCTTCACTAGTTTGTTCTCTTACAACTTTCTTCTGGGAGGGCGCTTTCAAGCCACGGGCAACCTCCGATATGATATGAGATAAAGCACCTTTATCTTCAAATATCACTTCCCTAATGCACTCCTTAATAAGAGGTTTGAGTATTTTTTTCAATTCATCTTTTTTCATCAGTTTCTCAATATTTTGTTAAACAAGCCATCCAATATAATGCCTCTCTTCTCGTTGATTTTGTTTTCATACACTCTTGAGCCAACCGCTATGGTTTTTTCAGGATAAATATACGCATTTGGAGTTGAAGGTTCCGATACAATATCAAAGCAAATTAATTCAAAATCCTCTTGAACAACTGTATTGCCGGCAACTTCGTTAACTGACCCAAGTCCCCGAGAAGATATTCCAAGCTTAATCCCAGAATTAATTAAGTCTTTTAAGATTCTTCCAGATGGAGTGTCAAGAACCTTAATCTTACCCATGACATCATTCCCTTCCCACCACATGTCAGTAACAACATGAGATACATTTCTCAAGTTGATAACCGAGTCATCAGGATGATCAAGTTCACCTAAAGCTCTGTTGTCCTTAATAACGTTCATGTAATTTTTGATTTCTTTTTGAAGAACCTTGCAAGGATATATTCTACCATTTCCGTTCTTCTTCTCACAAGTCTGGAGTCTACCAGACAAATAGAGGGCGCCATTTTCAACTTCCCTCTTTTCACGTTCGGTTAACAAATCTTGACAAATGCCATCTTTGCACAACTCGTAAAACTCTGTTAAAAGTTGCTTTACCGCCATCTTCTTCTCCTCACGTACATCTGATTAACATCAACGCCGTGCGGTTGCCAGCTTTCAACATCTCCATTGGAATAATCAACATCAATTATTCCACTTTGCATTTTGGTTACATTTGTGATTTTAGGCAAACCTTCTATATCGGTACTCTCCGGATCCATGTCCCATGCGTTCTTCCATTTGGAATTAAGCATATAGAGACGGAAAAGCTCTCTACGCCCAAGGCTTAGTGACTGAAGATATTCATCTCTCATGTTGTCGCGAATATAAGAATTGAGTAAATGCTTAACTGTCCCTGTCATAGGGGCACTTGACGCTACAGGCGCCTCGGGTGCAGTCTGCGGCTCAGCCACGGCCTTGGGAGGCAAATCCATAGGCAGTTCCAATTGTGCATAATTTGCCTCTTTCATTACCTCTCTGACATATTGTTCCAATAGTTTTTTGGTTATCTTCATTGTTCCCGATTGCCTCTCATAGCCGCCTTTGCTGCTCTTATCTTATCCATAATTTTTGCGGCTTCAGATGCACCGAAAAGATTCGCTAGCTCTTCTTCTTGTCTTTTCAAATTTTGCTCTTCTCTTGGATCATCCACATAAGTACCCTCATCGGGATCACCAGCAGGAAGATTTCTTGGATCGGCATCTCCTCTCCTCATCCTTCCCATTCGTTTGTGGTGAACGTGGGCACCCATATCAAAATCATCCGATTCGGACAATACTTCACGAATCATTTTCATAAGTTGTTCAGTTGTTAATTTCATTTTGTCAATTCCTATAAAATACCGGCGCTACCGGCGTGTGTCAACTTCCGCTACAGCAGCGTCGAACAGGTTGTAACATCCATTTCTTACTCATAATAAACTCCTAGTTGTAAAAAAGATTTATGCCTTCATCTCCAATAGCCATGGAAAGGCTATAAGAAGTTCCAGCAGATATAAAACCACAAATAAAGAAATTCGCGATTGTATAGTCAAAAGTAAATAGTTCAGTGCCGCCATTTATCAAGAAAAGAAAGCAACCGACCCAAAAACCCATACAAAGAGGGCAGTGGAATAACCAAGTCCACATTTTTTCAGGATTTTTCTCTGGCCTTATTGAGTGAAATATGCTGCCATAAACCAAAATAAAGGTAAGCCCAAAAGAGGCAAGCACAAAATAAAGTAATTCCATTAAATCTCCAATTTTTTTCGTCAAATACTATCAAATACATCAATAGATGTATCTTCCATAAAGATAAGGGGCAAATAAACCATGCTGCTTGATGGAGCCCTTCTCCTCTTCATGTGGCACCTCACCAAGCTCAGTTGATTCTTCTTGGTCAGGATTTAATATCAAGTCTTCTATTGTATCATTATAGCTATCATCCAAGAATGGCTTTTCTTCTATTAGCCATTTGCTTATTTCATACAATGCCATCTTGACTGAATCCACCTCTTTTGATTCGAGGAGGATTCCTTGTAATGAACCATACACATTTCCGCCTTCAATCGAGTCATACTGTACGATTCCTTTTTTTCTTAAATACTCAAATAATCTTTTCTCTGCGCCATAAACCGAATCACACACAATATCTTTGGCAAAAGCCACAATCTTTTTCTTCTCAATCAAAACAATGATGTCGATTTCCTTATGGTCAAACACCATAATATCGCCATTTAATGCTCTTCTCATATCGAGTTTGTACTCAACCACAGTGGTTTTCGGTCCAGAAATCTTAACTGTGATTGGTTCTGCTGTGGGTTGTAAGTTGCTTGATATTTTCACGTTAATAGCCATTATTTGTTTACCTCTGCAACCAAATCTTGGATATAAAAAATCTCTTTAACCACCTGTTCTGTAATTGGTGTGTTGGAGTAAGCGTCAAGTTGCTTTAAAACTTGCTTAGTTTTAGTCAAAAAAGACTCATTTTCAGTGATTTTTTGTTTATTGGTACACAAGTATACCTCAGCCTTAAGACGTGAAATTTCCTCGTTTATGAACGATTTAAGCCCTAGTCCATTATCGGAAAATGAGGTAATATAATTCATCAACAAATCTTTTTGTTCTTGCCTCAAGCTATTACCGTATGTTTGATTGAACTTCTTGGTGAATGTTTTGTAGGTGAGGTTATCAATATGATTCATTTCTTTATTTTTTCGCCTTTCTGAAGACATGAGTCCAACCAGGCGGCTCTCCACAAGAATGCGATTCTTTGCCTTAAGGCTTGAATTGAAGTATGCACCAACAGATGCAATGTCTTTATAGTTTGAAATAAAATTTGCAAAAGCAGAAGGGGACATTATTTCATTAATTTGCTTGATTAATTTTGTTTGCTGATTGAATATTGCTTTACGATCAAGGCTTTCAAAGTCCTTCTTCGTCTCAATAAGAAGTCGATGGGCAAATTCCGCCGACACTTTCTTACTCTCTAAGACAGATCGATAAATGTCCAAATCCTGCTTGAGTACAGAACCTTTCTTGAAATTTTCTTTAACGATGTTCATTATTTTTTGCTTTTTGTCTTGTTGGTTTCTGACGATTGCCTTTGTTAATTCTTTCATAAGACATTCGTAAAGAAAAGCGGTATTTCTTTTCTTATTGTGTTTCATCCTGTGTCTCCTTTGATTTAAACAGACTCTCAACTAACTTGTTGATGTCGTGCTTTGTATTAAATAGTTTCTTTTCTTCGTTATCATGAGTCTCCATTATTCCACTTGCCATACTCTTTAGGCCGTCCTTACCACCATAGCCAGCCGGAAGAGATGCCCTTGGAGAAGAAGGTCTGCCAAACTCCCCAGCCGTCGCCACAGAAGAATAGTTTTGGCTTCTTCTGGATTTTCTCTTCTTTCCTGACATGTTGTATGGCCCTCTAGGACTATCATCTCTCTTTGCTGGTGGCTCTGCTAAAAGAATGTCTTCTTCATCTCCACCGGTTTCCTCGGCTGGTTCTTCTCCACCCAAGTCACCACCTAAGTCACCTTCCAAATCACCACCAAGATCGCCGCCTAAGTCACCACCTAAGTCACCACCCAAATCTCCTCCTCCCTCTTCACCACCACCTTCTGCGGCACCTTCAAGTTTGGCTGTAAACTTTCTATCAAAGAACATTTCCCTTTGCATGCGAACAAACTCATCTTCTGATAGTCCTAGCAAATTTTCAGCAACCCATCGTTTGGAAAAGAATCCCTCCGTGGCTGAGCCTGCGATATCAAACTTTGCCTTCCAATGCTCTATTTCTTGAAGTTCGGCAATTTTGGATGGGTTATTGAGGCTGAGGCTAAATGAGAGCAAATCATCTCCTCTAAAGCCAAGCGTAAACAGGTGAACGATTCCTATCTTTTCCAATTCTGAAATCACCGCTCTTTGGAGTCTTTGGATTGTTCTGGCGAATCGAATATCTTTTTGAGCTAATGTTGTTTTGTCTTCTGTTGCTCCCTCGCCCATTGTCAAATAAGACTGCGGTATCTTAAGGGCTGAGAATAGTTTATCTCGTAGATACTTGACATCATCTACTTGTCCAGAATAGTCGCCACCTTTTAGTGACTCTATCTTCGTGTTGGAGGTTCCACCACGAACTGGTATAAAATAATCCTCTTCTATTGATAATGGATTGTATCTCAAGTCAACTCTCCCTGTCTTTGGATCCACAACTTGGTGTCGTTTCATTTGAGTCATTACCTTCTGCATGTATTGTTCAACGTCCTGTGGAGCGATAGAACCAACATCAACATAAAATGCTCGACGCTCTGGGGCACGAACAATTCGGTATGCCATCATCGCATCCTCAAGGAGCGTTAGTTGCCTCCAAATCCGTCGAGCAGGCTCAAGCACTGAGGTACCATAGGGAACGTGTTTGTCATTTCCCATAATCCTAAAGTGTGCTACCTGCCAGTTTTCCAACGTTAGGGCTGCGCTGTTCCACTGAAACTGTACATAATTGGGATTTGATTCATCTTCGCCCTCCATTCGCTCAACTTCTTGCGGAGGCAAGCCAATTGCGCTCCGAATGCCTGCGTCATCGTCAATATCCAAATACAAAAAGAAATCTCCATACTTACACATTGTTCTACACCAACCAAACAAGTTGTGTTCAATGTTCATCACATCATGATATAATGCATGCAAGATTGTTTTTATTTCATCATTTGAACACTTTATCTTTAGCATATCGTGCAAGGCTGAATGTGTTGTCATCTCATCAGCATATATATCAAGGGACGAATTGATTTCGGGGGTGAACTCCATTTGATCAAAATCAACATAACGCTCAGAACGATTTCTATTAGATATCATATTGATAGTGGTTACGTTCATTGGGTTGTATTCTGATTTTTTGAATTGTTTCCCGGAAGCTGACTTAAATCTTTTAGCATATGTGTCCAAATGTCTTCGTTTTATTTGTCTACCTGACTGCGTTCGACGCTGGGTTATTGGTCCGGAAAAAAGCCTTGTTAACGCTCTGAATAATCCAGACTCCTCATTATACGGGTTTTTATTGTTTTTAGCCATAATTTATCTTATCCTTTGTAAATCCACATAAATTCTTTGATTTGTTCTATTTGTTCTTCATACTTCTGATTATGCGTTTGAGTATATCCACTCATGCCTTTTATAGCAGTATTCATGACACTATCACTCTTATACATAGAATTTAACATCGCTTTTTTGTATTCTATGTCTCTTTTATTAACGTGCATAGCCGTATCCCTCACCCAGCAAGCAATTGCCAAAGCCATTACTAAGTCATCATTATAAGAGCGCATTGCTTGCGGTTTACCATTATGCCAAATGAAAGTTTTAAGCTCATGGTATATTCTTGTTGAATATGTTTTAATCATTTTGTTTCTTATAAACTCTTCAAGTTTGGCAACAATCAGTGGTCGTGTTTTAATCGAGGTTGTGAACCCTGCAACTGCATTTGTCATTGCTTCTCCTTGGTATGCCTCTACATACTCATGAGTTGATTTTATGGAATAATACAAGTTAGAATAACCCAAGGTAGTCAACTTCTCTAATATTGAAATACCAATGCCATTATTCTCAACTACCAATAAACAATTTCCAAACTCCGTTCCCGCTGAAAATAGCATTTGAGAATACATATCCAAATTTGGCTTACCTTGATATTCGGCTACAACTTCCATAGATTCCAGTTTAATAACGTGAAAAACAGAATTATCTGCACCGTCTCCTCTAGCCACATCTGCGACAAGTAAGTATGTATTGCCCTCATTATACTTCTCCCACATCCACATGTTTCTATCATACCCGACTCGATATTCGGGCTCTCTAGCGTTTGAATTAATCCAAGCTAAATCCTCGGGATGAATTACAGTATCTCCAGAAGTGTTGAAGTTACAAAGCAATTCCTGAGCTATTTGCCTTTTGGACATATTTTTGGTTTCTTTTTCAAACCACCCTTTATCTCTCTCTGGGTGTACATCCCACATCAGCTTTATTGGGTTAAATTCATTCTCGGCATCCACAGCCCCTATATATGTCTTGTGAAACCAATTCCCTGTGCCTTTTGGTGTTGAAAGTGCAATGCAGCGGCCGCCTGTTGCTAAAGTGGAGTAAATCGCAGTCCAAATATCATCCATCTTCTCAACATGTGCAGCTTCGTCTACAACCAACAAAGACAATGCTTCTGAGCGGCCAGCATCCTCTGAGGTGGGTACTGCCTTAATTATTGAACCGTTTGACAATTCAAATGATGTTCTGTTATCAACAGAAATCTGAGCAACCTTCATCCAATCTGGTAGATTTTTCATCATACTCTTCACTTTCTTAACAAGATTGGCTGCTGTGCTGAATTTTGTTGCAAGAACAACGATGCTTTTTTCTTTGTGAAAGAGCATAAACCAAACACAATAAGCAGCAGTGATTGTTGAAATTCCAAGTTGTCTTGCTTTCAGTATTATATTGAAACGAAAATCATTATAGTCATTAAGCAAATCATCTTGATAAGGATAAGTCTTAAAGCCTATTAGCCCTCTCATGGGATGACTTATACGACAATAGTTGTTAATAAAGTATTGCGAATTCTTACCAGACTTAACAATTTCCTTTACTATTTCCTTTTTGGTTAAACGGAATGCCATTAAACATTAGCCCTTTTTCCTTGTATCGTTTTGAGGGCGCTTGTTCTTATTGTCTAAATCTAAGAATTTCCGCCATGAATCTTCGATATTTCTGTTCTCAGAGCCTCCAGCATCAGGGTCAGCCTTAACGCCCGAAATATTGAAATACTGATGTGCTTGAACAAAGTTGCGAACTCTCGAAACAGAAGAAGCCAAAATGTGAATATCCCCTTCTTTTGTGAGGGTTACACCTTTTCCGGTGATAACTTTGTATTCTTTCTGAAGAAACTTTTTAATCTCGTTTATCATTCGAGCCATCTCATCCTCAAAGCCGCCACCATATATTTCTTTTAACATGATATCTGCTTGATAATGAATACAAAGCTGACTTCCAGCAAATTTGACACTAAAACCATCATTGATTCTCTTATCAATAAGGGCATCGCCCTCTTCTCTTTTCAAGCCAACCTTACGAATTTTGCCATCATGAGAAAATCTTTCGTCATGAGCGCCGTCATATCCATTGGCAGCAGCCTGTGCTATTCCTTGGATTATTTCCAAAATATTTGATTCAGCCATTGTTGGGTCTCCATCCTAATGTCCATCGTTTCTCTCTGCCTTCTACCCATTGTATATAGCACTTAAAGCAACAATCAAACTTAGACATATAAACATCATCTTTTGACTTAAATGAGTACGTACTACACACAGGACAAGAACGCTTTGATTCTTTTGTAAGTAGTTTCTTGGATATGAAAACTCCATTTACCTCCTCTTCTGAAGACTCTTGCTCTATTTGATGAGAGTGAAGTGTTTTCAAATCATTAAGATATTTTTTTTCTTTATCGTCTGACCATTCGCTTTTTGGGTGTTGGACTGTTTCGTTTCCGTATTTTTCCACTATTGCATTTTCAACCTTAATAGCATAATTGGGATCTTTACTTTTCACTCCTACTCCTATCAACCAGCAGCCTGAATGGCGGCTTTGATTACTTTATCAACTGCGCCTGCTAGTGTTTCATCTCCAGCGGCTTTTGCAATTTCTATTGCCTTTTTCAATATGATATCGTTTATTTGACTGCCAACCTCTTCGGCTGCATCTCCTGCTTTATCTCCAATGTCACCAAAATCAACAGCGGCTTCTTCTTCTGCAAGTGTTATCTCATTATACAAATCAACTTCTTCTTTAATAATCTGCTTTAATCTTTGTTCTGTTATTTTCATTTTCTGTCTCCTTTATTTTACAGCATGCATGATTCCAATTGATGTCAACACACCAGCAACAAAGCCACCTGCTAACCAAAAACCATCTTTACTTGGTTTAATTAGTTTCTTAAGTTGTTCATTCTCATCTTTCTTTATTGTAATCATATCATTCAGCCTCTGATCGTCAGCTTCACACCTTGCCTCTAATAAATCGTATTTATGCTTTTCTTCAGCTTTGGCTCTGCCTTTGTGGTACTCTATCTCAATGGTGCATTGTTGTGCTTTGTAGCGGTTCTCCACTATAAGCTTAGATACAGCCTCTGAATTAAATAGTCTTCCATCGAAGGGTGCTTTTTGGCCCTTCTTTAAGACAACAAATTCTGGCTCTGCTCCATATGCAACAGGAAAAGCCAGTAACAATAACATTAAAATCATTTTTACCTCACTGAATATTTTTGGTTGATTGGTTAATCTCTAATGTAAAATCTTTTCTGAGTTTGATTAGTGGATTAAAGTTTGCCTTCTTTCTTTCCAAGACAAGTGCTCCTTGGGGCTTTACCAATTCACCCTCAAGCTCTAGGGCTTCAAAATCAATTTCTGTCTTATCCTTATAAACAACTTTTGGCTCATCGTTTGCAATGGAATATGGGCTGTACGCCAAGAGGGCTATAATAAAGCACTTTTTCATTGTTCTTGCCTCATAGCTGCCATTTGTTCTCTGATTGCATCAATCAATTGTTCTTCCATCGTTGGGTCTTGAACATCTACGCTTCCAGTATCTCCTTTGCCCCACACGGCATCTCTATCAGGCGAGGGGCTTTCTCTTTCTGCTTCTAACGATTTATAAGTTACTGGTGGAAGTCTGCTTGTCGGGCCGGACTTATCAGTCTTTACCATGTTGCCTCTTCTATCTATTGCCCAGTCTCCAACATAAACCCAGTTTTTGCCTATGGAGCCTCCCATAGCATCATGGCCCTTTACCTTGCCATGTATATAGCCATATGGTGAAACATAAGCTTCATATTCTCTCCAACTGTCAAGGGATTTATCTCGCATGAAATTAGCAATTTCCCTGGTTGATGAAATTTTCCTAGATGGAAGATTCTCTTCGGGATATCCTTTCATGATTATTTCCACTGTTGAGCGAGGAGGATCATCATCAGGTAATGAACCCTCCCTTTCATAAGGATTCCAAGTTGCCATCTTGTGGCCTGCTCGGGCGTTATCATATACAGCTTGCTTCATATACTCTTCTTTTGTCATCGCCAATCTCTTGTGGGACTTTTCGCTTGCTGCATCCCATTCTTTCCCGGCAGAGACAGCTATCTGATATGCGGTAGACTTCGGATCAAGTTTTTCCCACCACTTAGCCTCATTTAAAAGTTGAAAGAAATCAATCTTACTCCAAGGCAATTTGCTTTCAACAACTGCTCTAATTCTTTCTTCTGTCATTATTTTCTTGAGCAATTCGTTTGAAACTTTCATTTACTCTTTCTCCTTATAAGCTTGTTTGTTTTGGCAATCTCGGAGTGAAGCTCGCTAATTTCTTGTTCTATATTATCCAATCGCATCTGAGTTGTATAATAGAAGCCACCAAGTATTGCGATTACACTTCCAACTGTTAATGCTGTTTTGATATCAATTTCTGTTTTCATCCTTTTTGAATTCCCAATTCTTGTTCTAAAATCCTATCTATCTCTTCGGGGCTGTGTTTTGCTTTTTGTACCATTTTCTTGATTGCCTCTTTTTGGCTGTGGGTTGTGTTCCACTTGTCTTCTTCATACTTCTCTTCAATTTTCTTAACCGCTTCAGAGTATCTTTTGTTTGCTTCTTCTCTTTTCTTAATCTCAAGCTCATGCGCTCTCTCAATTGCCTCTTTCTCTTTCTTGTACTGCTCTTTGGCTAGATTCGCCTGAAGTTTGATGCTACCTGCGCTCCTTCTGCCTAACGTATAAGCAATAACAAAGATAGTTAATAATACTAACCAGCGCCAATGCTGCCGACAGAAGACACCAGCTATCTTAAGATATTTAAGCGCAGCTAACCAAGTCACACCCTTGCACCTCTTGCAGCAGCAACCTTCTTTAAGTCTTCAACCAAGCCAGCGGCTCCACGTTGCTGTTGCCAAGATACCAAATCACCAGTGTTTGCTCGATAACCATCGCCCATGCCAGCATAAGACATCCATTCACCCCATTGCCTTGCGGCATCTGGGCCTGCGGCTCCTGCTGTATACATCTTGTCGAGTTCAATCATCATGCCGCTCTCAGTCATTCCAGAGAGTTTAAGATTCTCAACGATTGACCAAACATCAGTGTCCATCTCCAATACTTCACTGATACCCTCTTCTACCGGGCTACCATACATGTGTGCAGACATGGCTTCATACTCTCTACACGCTTTTTCATCACCAGCATCACATTTTGCTTTCATGTCCATTAGGTAATCTTCTTCTCGGGACTGCTCTTGAACCTTCCCAAATTCCTCTCTTATCATCTGCTTGAGTTGTTCTGAGGTTATGTTCAGCGACTCTTGAAAGCCAAAGAAGCCGGGCTTCTTGGCGTATTGCCCAGCAGCAGTTTTACTTTGTATCCAATCCATCGTAGATTCAAATTTGCCTTTTTTCCAATCACTTTTGAAATCCTGCATCAACTTTGCAGTTAGTGATTCTGGGCGGTATTTACCAAAATCCATTGCACCACCTTCGGCACCAGACTTCAAAAACTTCAACAAATCTGCTTCAGCTTGGGCCTCCAATTTCCTACTATAAGGCACTGAATAGTCTCGTTCTGGTGCTTTTCTTTTACCGCTGTCTTGAGCTTTGTCAAGCATTTGTCTCATATCTTCTTCTTCGTCTGCTTTGAAAACACCTGATGCGATAGCGTTGGTATAAGCCTTTATTATAGCAGCCTTGTCACCAGAATCTCTTGCGAGTGTAATTTTAGCTCTTTGTCTTGATTTCTCAGCTTGCTCTTCTCGGTTAAATTTATCCAACTCGGAAGGGACAACATCATCATGTCGCCCACGAGTTTGGAAGTCCATGTCTCCACGGATTGATTCTCTAATCAGTTGCCTAAGTTGTTTGGTTGTTAATTTCATCAGCTTATTCCTCCATGTGAGATGCCATTTGGCGTAATGATTCTTGGCTATTGTTTGAAGCTGAAAGGCGCATACCTTTTTGCCTATAACCTTGTGCCTTTAGTGCTTCTATTACCTCACCCAAGTCTCCGCCGCCCATACCACTAGGGTAGTATTGTGAGCCGCGACTTTGTTCTGGTTCGATAATTCCGATGACGCCATTGTTATAATCATACTGTCCAAAACTCTGTGGTTTTCCAGAAACGCCACCGACAACTCCATATCTAAAGTCATACTTCATCATCTTATCAACGTCCTGCGCTCTGCCCATCATTTCGTTGAGTTCTTCTTTAATAATCTGTTTAAGTTGTTTTTGTGTCAATTTCATCACATTTGCCCTCCATTTTTCCAAACTTTAACCATATCGATGACAGATTGTCCACCGACATAAATCATCGCAATCAAGCCCCATGTGTCTGGGTCCAAGTCTGCCCAGACAAGAAGTCCAGTTGCAACCAAGAACACGAACAGCTTTCGTGAAATTGCCTTTGAAAGGATAACGTCCATTACCCCAACCTTGTTAACTAAGTCTACGGCTTCACAGCCGGTGCAGTCTTGCACATCACAATGTGCCTCTTCTACTTCAACATCATTTTGTTCGCTCATTATTTATTCCTCTTTTTTGATTCTTGCATCATTCCGCCCATGGCCATTTCCAAAGCTTGCATGATACTTCCTTCCCTTGGGGGTTGGATGTTTTTCGCAGCTTGTGAGCTATCAAGAAGCTGTTTAAACTCAGCAGCAAGTTGTTGGATAGCTTGTTGATCAAAACCTTGTGCGGCTCTGTGGGTGTGTCCTGTCCATGTCTCATGCCCTTCACCAATAGAGTGCTTCAATTCTTCTTTGATAATCTCTTTCAGTTGTTCTGCTGTTAACTTCATCGGCATTCTCCTTATACATTTACCTTTGCGTAACCATCGACTTTGTCTATGTCGATTGTCATGTCCACAACGTCCTTCAAAGAGTCAAGATGAGAGATTAATATTACAGTCTTGAATTGATTCTTAATGATTCGTAAAAGATTTGTAAAACCTTCCATATGTTCTTGGTCTAAAGCCGTAGCAGGTTCATCAAGTATAAATAGTTCGCTTTTTGGCAAATTTGTTATTGAAATCAAAGCTAAACGTATTGCCATCGATGCAAGTGTCTTTTCTGCTCCTGAGCCCATTGATAGTGGGCGAGGATCATAGTATGGGTGCTTGATGTTTATATCGAGCTTATCACCGCTTGATTCAAAGAACACTTCAAACTCCACAATATTGCTGAGTATCTTTGCTATCTCTTCATTAAGAAGAGGGAGCTTTTGCTTAATGATGTTGTAGGGTATGCCGTTAGGATGCATACACTGCATAAATAAGTCATATGCAACCCACTCTTCCTCGATAGTCTCAAGCTCTTTCTTGTTTGCCTGTAGTGACTTGAGGGTTGCTTGTGCTGCTCCTTGTTCGACAAGAAACTTGGTTATCTTATCTTGACACTTATCGTATTGTTCCTTCTTCTGTCTTACTGTTTTTTCTATAGCGGTTCGTTCTCGAATTAAAGTCCCAAGATTTTCGATAGCCTCTCGGTTGTCTTCATACTCTTCTACCTTGGCATCAAGTTCAGCAATTTCATTAACCAACAGTTTAACTTTGTTTTGGTTTGAAGTGAGAGTTAGGCTCCTTGTCTCAATCAGTCTTTGAGCCTTCTCAATCTGAACTTGATAATCATGATACTCAGTCATCCTGATATCGACAGTTTGTATGTCTAGGGCGTCGAAATCGCTTATTAAATCAGCTTTCATGCTCTCAAGGTGCCCTAGCCTAGCTTTAACATTTGGAAGCGATTTTTCGGCGTTTTTGGCGTCCTTAACAAACTTGTTATCAGAGCAGTATTTACAATTCGGATCATACTTGTGGTTGTGAAGCATGTTGATTTTGTCCACCAAGTTGTTGCGGTCTTGCAACAGCGTAGATGCTGTATCTCTAATCCTGGCTATGTCGTTCTTTATTTCGTTTGCCTCTTCCTTAATGGAGAGCAAATCCTCCATGTCAATCTTCTTGACATTTTCTTGACAACTTTCTAATGACTCCTTCGCAGATTGTATTTCTGCTTCAATATTTGTGTTGTTTTGCAAGAGCATTGTGCGGCTTCTTGATTTTTGATTTATTGTCTTATTGACACCATCTATATCAATTATTTCAGCAGGTATGCTATCAATCTTATTGACAACTTCAGATAACTCCTGTAGAAGCTCTTCTTTGCGAACTTGCATGATGGAACAAATATTTCTTTGTTTCTCAATATCTTCAGCTACCTCTTCAAGAATTTCAACATTCTTTTGAATCTCCTTATCCCAAGGCTTCTCATTTAGCTTTTTAATAAGCCCTTTCATTTCTGCTGCATCTTTTTTGGCAAGCTTAAACTTCTTATCAAACACTTGCAAATCAAGAAACTTCGCAAGAATCTCTTTGCGCTTTGTCACGCCCTCTTTAACAAAGGAGAGAGAGTCAAGCTGGGATGACATGGATGTCAATAAGAAATCCTCCATTGTCCCAAACCGTTTGCGGATATTAGCATCCGTTTGATTTCTGGTTGTGCCATTCATACTTTCATCTTCGGAAATTAGCGAAAAGTCTAAATCGACTTTTGCCTCGATGGTTTCCTTTCCTCGCAATCGCTTTTTGTATTTCTCAAGGTTGCGGCATACTTGGTACGTCTTATCTCCGATATCAATTTGAACTTTACCCTTGGCTCTCTCTCGATTTTGGTTAATTACGTGGACGTTTTTCCTTTCACCTTTTGATGTTGAATTAAACAACGTGAATAAGAGGCTAT